AACTGAAGAAACAGCAGAAATTATTAAATATCTTAAGGGAGATATCAAGGTAACCAAAGAAATGTTTGATAAATTGTGGGATTTCTGGATGCCATTCACTGAATTTATTGATGATGGAAATATCAAGCGATTGACATGGATAAGATCATCAGTTGCATCATTGACATATCAGGCAGCATGTCATAAGATGGGTGTTGAATGCACTTATGGTGAAAAGTCTGAAAACCCACCAGAAGAAATGGGTGGAAATGTCATCGATCCAAAATATGAAGAAGCTACTCAAGTTTGGTATCTGGATTTTACAAGTCTATATCCAAACATCGATGCAATGTTTAATCTATTTGCTGAAATGACTCCTAATAATTTAGAAATGGAAACCGTTGGGCCTATGGGAAATGGTGGCGGAGAAAAAAATATCTGGCATGGCAATGATCTCTTTCAGGTAAAAGGATATTATGATATCTCAGAACAACATATATTGTCAAAAGATGTAGTTGAGAAGATCAAACTTAGGCTTAAGCTTAAGAAAGAAGACCCAACAAATCCTCTTATATATACTCTTAAGATCTTCTTGAATTCATTGTATGGTGTGCTTAGATCTCCAATCTTTGAACAGGTTCACACACCAAATGCAGGTTGGGATACATGCTGGCTGGGCCAACAAATCCAGAAATATACTGAAGAACGTATGAAACAATTTGGGTTTGAAACAATTGCCGGTGATACAGATTCGATCTTTGTAAAATTAAATGATAAATCAAAAGTTCCGCATGTTACAACAGAAAATAGATTTGAAGACGAAAAATGGTATGTTAAAGATTGTCTTGCAACAATTGTTAAAGAAATTAAAACTAATGTACCATTCCCAGCTGAGACATTTGATATCGATATTGAACATTATCTTGAATATGTCATGTGGCCATTTAGTCTTCAGGCTGTTGTCGGTGCAGATGGAAAAAATTTAAAGAATGACAAAGGAAGATTGGTCAAAGAACTTAAAGGCAAAAAGAAAAATTATCTCTATCTATATGATAAGAATGGAGAATTGACATTGAAGATCATGGGCCTTCCTGTCATCAAGGACAATGCAACCAAACTTGGTAAGCAGATTCTTGATGAAACATTGAAGCCAATGATTTTAAAAACAAGACAGGCCAAATTCACCAAATCAGAAATGAAAAATATAATGGGAGAATGGCTGACAAAACCTGAAGCTGTCAAAGGTCTTGCAAGAGAATTCAAAGTCAAGCCATTTGCAGTATATAAAAAAGAATCTCAAATCCAAGCTCAAATCAGCCGTGGTTATTTCGGTGATCAGGCTGGAGTTATATCTCTAATCAAAAATAAAATAGTTGGCAGAGCTGGAAAGACTGCTAAATATTGCACATATGAAGAGGCCAAAGAAAACAAATTAACAATGGATGATTTAGATTTAACAAAATTGAAAAACGAGTTGGAGGTATTTATTAAAAATGAGTGAGAAATGGACAGAAATCCGAAATTATCCTAATTATTTAATATCTAATTACGGAAGAATTTTTTCAAAAAATAGAAATATTATTTTAAAAAATGTTTTAGAATCTAATGGATATTTAAGAGTAAATCTTTATAATAAAAATGGTATGAAACATTATTCAGTTCACAGATTAGTAGTTATTTATTTTTTAAAATATTTATTTGGGAAGAATTATGTTAATCATAAAGATAGTAACCCATTAAATAATCATTATAAAAATCTAGAATGGTGTACTGCATCTGAAAATGTAATTCATTCATTAAAATTCGGAAATAAAATCCCAATTATTGGTGAAGAATGTTCTTGGGCAAAATTAACTAATAAAGATATTAAATTAATTAGAATTAAATATAAAAAAGGAATATATGGTTATGATAAATTAGCTAAAGAATTTAATGTTAATCGAATAACAATTTCTCATATAATTTTAAAAAAATCCTGGAGGCATATAAAATGAAAAACTTTCGCCCTATGTTGGCTTGTAACCAAAATGTAAATTTAGAAAATATTAAGTACCCAAAACTTGCAAGTACAAAGCTTGATGGAATTCGATGTCTTTTTCATCCAGAACTTGGGATGGTCACTCGCTCGTTGAAACAAATTCCAAATAAGCAGCTCCAGAAAAAATTTAGATTCATGGTTACACTTGCAGAAGCAGAAAATAGAATTTATGATGGTGAAATATATGCTCATGATAGGACTTTTCAAGAAATCACAAGAGCATGTATGACAAAAGATTTTTCTGATGAAAAAACAATAAAAAAATTAATTGGGATTGCTGCTGATGAACGATGTATTAATGTTACTCATTATACAGCAAAACTTGTTGATGATATGGAATTTCATTGTTTTGAAATCATTTCAGATTTATTACAAAATGTTGAATTTGAATATATAAATAATAGAATATCATTACTTCTTTATGACAAAATTGTTCCAGTTAAACAAACATTTGTTAATTCAGCAGATGAAATCAAATTATTGTTTGAAAAGAAGCTAGAAGAAGGATATGAGGGGTTAATCCTGCGCGATCCAGGCTCACCATATAAATATGGTAGAAGTACACTGAAAGAAGAATATATGCTCAAGGTGAAGCCTTTTGAGACGTTTGACGCTCATATAATAGGTGTAATCCAGTCAACAGAGGTAAATCCAGATGCTGAAAAGAAAACTAATGAGCTTGGACGCTCTGTGACATCTAAGAAAAAGGATGATAGGATTCTGATTCAAAAAGCTTGTGCATTCACTGTTGAGTATAATCATCATAAAGTCAACGTCTCTTTAGCAATGACTGATAAAGAGAAAGAAGAAGTATGGCTATATCGAACTAATTATATTGGCCGTATGATTGAGTATAAAGGAATGTTAGTTGGATCAAAGGATGTCCCACGGCATCCAGTATTTGAAAGATTTAGGGAGGATCGAGAATGATAACAGAAAAAGAATATAATGACTTCAAAAACCATAATTTTGAAAAAGGTGATATACCAATAAATGCACATGAAGTGGTTCAAAAGCTTCAAGAAAAGGTTGAGACACTTGAAGAACAATTAGAAAACAGATGCAAAACCTGTCGTGATGGTGAAAAATGAATATACTTGAAGAAGCCAATAAAATAACATCAGGCGATAGACGACAATCTTATGGAGATCCGAGAAAAAATTATGAACACATTGCCAGGATTGCATCAGCCATCATAAAAAAAGATCTTACTTCTGCCGATATTGTCATGATTTTACTTGCGTTAAAATTGGCCCGTGAACAACATAAACCAAAGCGAGATAATAGAGTTGATATTGCTGGCTATGCTTGGGTATTAGATGAGGTGCACAAATGACAACACGAAGCACTGCTAAGAAAAAAGGATCTCAATTTGAATATGATTGTCAAGCAAGCCTTGAACAAAGATATAAAGAAGTCTATCTCACAAAGGAGCGAGGATTTCAACGACAATTTGATATTAAGATACAGCTTTGCAATGGTTTTATTGCTATTGAATGCAAAAGGCTTAAAGGAATATCATGGAATCAATTACAAAAATTTTATGACAAGCTTGTATCAAAAACGCCAAAGGGGGAAGATCATTATATACTCTTTAAATCAAATTTTCAACCATGTCTTGTATTTGATGGATCTAAAATTGAAACATTTACATCTGTTTTTGATGTATCATTCATCAAACACAAATCAACTAGATCTAAGTAGTATTTATATAATCAATTGTCTATATTAATCTTATGCCAAGACGCGGATTTTACCCATATTGTTATCAGGGTCGTGTTATATATCTAAAGGAGCACAAAACGTTTATCTGTGATTCATGCAAAAAGCAAATACTGGTTGAAGAGAAATGACGCTTGAACAAAGATTGCAGGAGGTTTTTGTATCGTTCACTGATTTTCTTACATATGATGAAAAGCAGATAAGTTATTTTATGTCGATCCATAAGAAAAAAGAAAGATCTTTATATGTGTCTACCTGGAATCGAAGTTATATAACAATTGCTGAAAATTTGTATAAAGGTCTTATGTCTGAATCAAAAGATTTTTGGAATATGACAAAGGATGAACGGAAACTCATATATGATGTGTATTCTAATTCTTCTCATAATGCTGATTTTATCAAGAAATCAGTTCCTTTATAAATGTTCATTTATAAAGGTTTTCGGATTCTAAATCTTTTATAAAGGATAGACCTTGAAAAAGGAAAGCTTTATATATAACGTATACTATATATATAATATAAATAACAAAGGTGAAAAACAATGGAAAAAAATATAGAACTAAAAAATGTAATAACATTTTTAAGTAAATTTCCCAAAATGCCAGAATATAGTATAAATGATACAGGTATTTTGGAAGACTTTGAAAAGAAACATAAAAAAATTATAGATGCAATTAAATCTGGTCAAGAAGTAGGATTTATGGATTGTTCTAATGTATCAATGATATCATTTTCAACTGAACATATGATTAGTTTAGTTATTGGATATTTTGGAATTGATGTTTTTTTTAATGACAATGATGAATTAAATAAAGTCCCTGAATTAGATTATTCATTAACCAAAGAAGAGGTAGGTGTGCCAATTAAATGTAAATATTCTGGTGAATACATTCAGTTAGTAACAGTATTAGCTAAACATGGAAACATTATTTTTGAGATGAAAACAGATTATCCTTTAAGAGTATCATTTAATAATGGTAACATAGGGTTAAAAGTTATAATAGCACCTAAAGTTAAACCGAAGGAATAGTATATTAGAATGATAAGGGGCTTAAAGCTCCATAAGTCCATTCTAAGGCATCTTTTATATTGCCTTATGTTTGGTATTCCTAGCACTGATTAAATAGAGTAGAAGGTAGTTAAATGATGTCGGAATTATGTAAAACCTGTTGGAAAAGAATTAATTGCCAATTTTGCAAATATGTCGCTATTTTCAAATGTAATGACTTTGAAAAAGAAAAAAAATAAATTACTTTTTCTGCTTCATTGCGTTGAAGATCTTGTCAGCAAAGAACGCACCAACAGCAGCGGCGACGGCGGTATTTTCAACACCGGCGATTGCAAATCCAAAGTAACCAAAGAGTCCTATTGTGCCAATTCTAATTGTGGTTTGGACAAGTTGTTTCACTTCAAACTTCACGATCTTATTGTCTGCCATAGCTTTGGGAAGCCATCCGGCAACTGATCTAACTACGCCAGCACCTAAGATAATGGCGACATCTTTAACTATGTTCATTAATTCTGCTTGCATTTTACACCTTCTTAATCTTTGATAAGATCTCATCATAAGAGTCTTTCGATTTTTTTAAATCCACTATGGATTTCTTTACTATTTCAATATATTTTTCACCAATCTCTGCTTCATGAAATCCGATTTTTTCCTCGATTGCTATCTTAGCTTTGACTGCTTCTTCCCTGGTTAGATATACATCTTGTTTCAATGTCTCTTTGACAATGATATCTCCATTTGGAAGTTCTTCAAATTCATTAGGCACGAAGTGTTGAACAATTTTATATGGCGCCGCTTTAGTTTTTCTTACAAATTGCATTTATCTCCCTCACAATGTTTTAAAGACTTGCTTTTATTTTGAACTAACAATTTCATTTTTGCATCGTTTAATTTTTTCCGTCTTTTGTCTCTCTTCAATTTTAGTTTTTCTTCAATTTTATCATAATCAACTTTCAATTTAGTATCAGGCAAAATCCCATCATAACTCTTTTCTGCTTCTCGTCTGATCAATGCTAAACCTGTATTGCTTAAATCTAATATATTATTTGTATTGAATTTCTTTTTAATAAATTTTGTTTTACCAGCGATTGATTTTTGAGTTGTATTAAGAGCATAATGTTTTTCGAGGATCTCTTTAATTTTGTGCATCCATTGAGGACTCTTACTTAAAGCATGAGTATCTTTAAATGATAATGGAAATCCAAAAGACTGAATTTGATCTGCTATCTTGATAGTGACAACTAATCTATTTTTTTTCTCTTCCAAATTAATTACTTCAAACTCAACCATTTTAATTATCCATACCGTGCTTAACACTGACAACAGCTTGTATATAATCTGGATCTGCATGATTTGTTTTTATTCTGATACGCCACCATCCTTCAGCATCTGGGTATGTTCCACCGCTCGTCATATCTTTATTAAATTCAAGAGTTTTTGCCGGACTCGGTGTGTAAGTGACTTTCGTATCCCAAGCACTTGTGGCTGTATTCCAAAATTCAAGATAAACTACAACATTCGTTGCATTCACTGATCCAGCATCTGAAACATCATCTCCTACAGCAACATCATGTTTATGTGCATCAGTCTTATATGTTCCAGATCCATGCTCGTGCTGGGAAATTACATAATAAGCAAAAAACCATGAGGCTAATGCATTGCCACCATTTGAATCTGTGGAATCCATTTGAACATCGAAATCCTGAAGGTATGGATCAATAGGAACATAGATTGTACAAGTTCCCTGTAGATTTGGATAAACAGTTACATTATGATCATGCGATTGTGTATCTGTTCCTGTATTGCATGAATCCCATGTTCCACAAGTAGCAGATAGCATAAACTGACCACTTGAGCCAGGATTATGCCAATGACCTGATATATCTGTAGTTTCAGTAGATTCGTCAATTCCCCTTAAAAGTCTAAGCCCATTGGTTCTTGGATAATAATCAGTTTCGTCAACATGTAATATCCTAGCATAGACCGAACTATTTCCACCTGGTGAATCCCACTCATAAACTTTTACATGAATATGAAAAATAATTGCCTGACCATGAACACCAATATTATTTAGATCCCAATATGTAGTCCATGCATCATCAAGCGTGCCAGAGGCAGTTGTTGTTTCACCTGAAAGTGGTTCTGTACTTTCATTATCATCGCTTGAAGCTGTAGCTGAATCAATGTCAGGAGATTTATTTGATTCTGTAGCAGTACCAACACCACGTCTATATTCATCAATATCATAATCAACAGATAATGAATTAACTCTCATAGTTCCGCCTTCATCTACAAATTTATCGCCAATATAAAATTTAATTTTAAGACCAGCTGAACTATTTCCATTTATTCCACCTTCCCACTGTGAAAGATTACCAGATCCTTGCATACTGCTTTGACTATCTTTATAATTAGCATCAGATTTTGCTATTTCTTCTGCATTATTTTTACTAGCAAGTCTGTAAGCAGGATTAGTTACTTCAATAACTGCTTTTTCAGTTCCAATTCCGTCGACAGTTATTTTCATTCGAACAATATCAACTTCTTCATTTATGTTTCCAGAATTATTTGCAATTGTTCCTGCATCACCTAATCGCAATGCAGCCGGAAATGTAATTGGATTTAAAGAATATTGTTTTGGATTAGGATTTAATTTATCATAAGCTGATTCAGCTCTATCATCAGCCTCAGCATCTGTCAAAATATTACGATCAATAATAACTTCAACAGGTGTGCTAGCTCCATAACTTCCTGTTACTTGATTTTCTCCATCTCCTTTTCCATAGACAATAACTTTTCCAGCTTTAGATTTTGATTCAGCCCTATTAATATTTTTAGCATTTTTTCCTTCAATAAAACTAAACTTATCTGATCTAGTCAATTCATCATAAAGATAAATAACTTTATTTTCTTGATCAACAAAAATATCTTTACCTGTTTGTTCAATTAAACGGATCACAGTATTCCAAACACTTTCAGTAGCTGAAACTCGAAAACTGGGAACTGTTATTGAACTTGAATTAGCAACATTTGTAGTCCATCCAGCTATGCTTGTCACAAGAGTATCAATAATTGTATTATCACTTGTCGATGTCCAAACTCTTACTATAGCACTGCCTACCATTGGTGCCTTATCATCTGTCAATTCTGATTCATTTCCATGGCAAGTTAAAACAATACCGCCGCCAGAAAGACTATTATGATCAATAACAATTCCACGAAATTTTAATACACCAGATTTATAGATTAAAATTTCTTTATCAACTGCAAATTCAGTTGCATATACAGATGAAACTCCATCAAGTGCAATCTGGCAATTGCTCATTGCATTCAATGTAAACTCATAAGAAAATTGGATCCATTGTTTTGCTGCAGCGTCACCGACTTGAATGGAATATATACCGGTCATTTAATCACTACTCCATCCATCTCTAAAATAGAATGTTGCAGTTATTCCTGTCACTGTTCCTGCAGCAAAAATATCATTAATACTTTCTTCTGAATCAAGTTTGAGCATAAGATCACCTGATGTACTAGCGTTTTTTACTATTTGTGCATCTCCACCAACTTCAACATACATATATTCAGTAAGATAAATTATATTATCTTCTGAAACAATTTTAACTAAATAGTATGTCATTGTTCCTGTTTTAGTTGGTGTAAATGTAAATCCATTATCGTTTTTATCTTTAATAGTTACCGGTGTGGCAATTGTAACAGATCCAGTTATTTTTTCAATTGGAGTTGGCATGTCACCCTCATTCTCTAATCCTGAATTAACAAGACCAGATTTTTGTGTCTCATCAAACAAGATTCCAAACGGGCTTAAAAAATTTGCTACATAATCAATATGCATTGGTCTAGTTCCTGTAGGAACTTTTTGAACATTTGATCCTGTGCAAAGATAAAATTTATCATAAGAATTTTCAAAATATAATTTTGTCAAGATTGGATTATTTACTTTAGCAACAAGAGATCTATAATTAGAATTTTTTGTAGATCCGCTGAAATGGCCATTCAATCCAATTGAGATAGATGATCTTATTGGAGATCCAAATCCAAAAATTGTAAAAAAATATGGTATTTTTATTTGAGAAAAATTTTTAGCTGTTGCCATCTCAACACTATTTGGATTATAAGGAAATGTAAATGTTGATGCTGCTGTTTCATAATCAGTTATTTTAAGATTAGCCACTTCTATTCACCCCATTTGCTGAAGATAAACTAGAATTTTTTCGATCATTATCTGCAAATAATCCAAAAATCCAAGCATAAAAATCACCAATAAAACCAGGTGCATAACTTCGAGACATAGCTTGATATGGATTTTCACCTGCTTCAACTCTAGTTTGAAATTCGGTTGTTCTTTCCATTTGATCAATAGCGGCATATGTAAGTGCAGCGACAGCTGCTGCCGCAACTGGATTTTTTGTTACTGCTAATGCTCCTAATCCAGCAGCGCCACTTGTCCAACCTTGACCTGGAAGATCGATTTCTGGATCGCCAGCTTGTCCACCTGTTTCAATATATTTTTGAGCTTCTTTAGCTTCTGTTGCAAGATCTTTATATGCTTTAACTAAAACATTTTGAATAAATCCACCAACTGAGATTGCTGTTTCACCAAGTTTTGTTAGGATCTCTTCATTCTCTTGAAAAAATCGATTCACAGATGGAATAAGATCTGTTGCAAGATATTCAAACACAGGTTTTAATTGGCGACCAATTGTCATTGAAAGTTTAAGCATAGCCAATTCCATCTTCGCCATTGTGCCAGCTAGAACAGGAGATTTTGTGGCTAGAGCAGTAAGTCCGGCAACACCAACACCACCTATTGCTATAAGAGATGCGGCGATTTTAGCTGATGTAACAGCCATTTTTTTAAACGAGACATTGGTTTGATTAGCTTGATTCTCTAATTTCTTGAAATCATTACCTATAGTATTAAATCCTTTATCAATATCCGTATCATCCATACGGCCTATGACTTCTAGTTCTCCTACTTCAACCATTTTTATTCATTAACTTCTCCATTGCTTCTTTGACAGTTACATCATGCGCGTCTTTTTCAGATCGTATTTTTAATGCCTCATCAAAATCATTGATAAAACTTAAATCTGATGTTAAACACTTTCGGAATTCTGTTGTTGATATTCCGCGACGCCATGCTTGAACCATTTGTAAATATAATCTATCAGCAATTGTTAATTCAATTTCTATATTGTCAATGACGCTATTGACTAATCTTTTTTTGCTTGTGAATTTATGCCATCAATTGCTACAATCAATAGATTATAAATATCAGGATTTATCTTTCTGAAAAGCAAATCTTTTTCATGTGTTGAATATGCGGAATATTTTTTCTTTAGGCCAGTTACTTTTTCTAATTCCAATGTTGTAAATGGAACTGCCACTATATTCCTAAGTTTACAAATTGCCTGCTTTGCAAGATTAGCTCTTTTCTTAATGAATTTTTTTCCATCCATTGTTTCTTCAATATCCTCAATATAATCTACCGCCCAATCAAGCTCATCACCTGATGTTACAGGTTTATATTTAAAGATCTTTCCTTGAATATTTAGATCTTTCAACTCTTCATTAATAAAAAAATCACTCATATTTATTACCTCCTTACCAGTTTGCAATTGCGTCAATTGCAACGGTTGTAACACCTGTTGCTGTGAAAACAAAATCACCAGTATTGATTCCCTCAATATTAGTTCCTGACATTGGAACAGGTTCTACATACATACCAGTCAATGTAAATGTAATTTTATTACTAGCTGATTGTTCGAACACAATTGTATTTGTTCCAGTTAAAGCCACTGCAGCATCCCACATGTCTTGAAATGTTGTTTCAAAAAGATTTAAATTCAATCTTCCTGATACTCTGAAAACAGTTGCAATGGGAGTTCCTATTGTTCTTCCTAATGCAGAGCTTGCATATCTTGAATCATTTGGATTTATTCCTTGCGTAAATACAAGTTGGCCACTATTTATCGGAACAATTGCTCCACTTTGCAATGTCACTGTATGATGCCTATATTGAAAAGGATCTGTTGTTACTGTAAAACTTCCAGCTGTCAATGATTGATCATCATCATAATCTTGAGCAACAATATTTTCTGTCACTTTTACAAAACCGTCATTTCCTTCGCCAGATGCTTTTTGAAAATCAACTGTGAATGAACTGATTACATTACCATAGATCTGCCATATCATTGGATCAGAGCCATGCCTTAGAGCCCATTCTGCAGAGAATGAATATAATGTATTGCCAACAGATAAAGTATGAGTGTATGGATCAGAACCAGTCTCTGAATCAATGTCAAAGACATATTTCAATCTTCCCCAGTTTGCTGGATTGTATTCCATGTTATATACTAATCCAAGTGGACCAGCCGACTGGCTGTTTCTGGTTCTTACATCTGCACCATTATTTAATATCTCTTGAAACCCTTGTGTAAAAGTAGGGGTAACTTTGATATTATATCCTGGAACTAATGCTCCTGCATATGATGGTGCAACTCCATAATTTGTTTCTTTTACTGCAATGTATCTTTCTCTTATTCCTAAATATCCTTCTTGAGTGGCCATTTTTATTATACCTCGATTCTTCCAATTCTCAAACCTTTAACATTGACTTCTACAATGCTATGAAAGGCTTGGTATTCTTCAGCATATGGCGCGGCTCGCGCACCACTAACTAATCTGTAATTATATAAGACTGGAAATAAATCATCTTCATTTTCTTCAAATGCACGAGTGATTCGATTTCCAAAATATCTTGTTAAGTAATTATTTGAATATTTTCTAGAATCAATTGTTGCAACATATCCATCCTTTGACCAAATATCAATCTGCAATATAGGAGATCCTTCAACAGGCGCATCGTATTGCCCAAGCCTTTTTCCACCAGCAGAAACATTAAAAAGTGATATTCTAGGAAATGAAGTATTTCCTAATTCTTCATCTGGCTTATCTGAAAAGATCCAATTACTTGTTCCATATTTATATGTCACAATTACTGTTTCAGTACCAGCAAATGCAGAAAAGAATGTTAATATAGTATTTTGATAATCCCAATGATAATCTGCCCATTTTGCTGCACTTGTTGAAACACCATCAATAGTTACACCAGTTACACAGGAAACGCTGCCGGTTGTAGGGGCAACCAAAGTTATTTCTGTATCAGTTGCTCCAGGAGTAAATGTTTGAGTTTCAGTTGCTTCGGCACGAGCTTTTGGATCTGTTAGATGTACTCTAAGAAAATCAGATAAAATATCTTCTGGATCAATATAGTATTCTGCCATTTGAATCCTCTTGGATTATTAATATTTAACGTCCCTCTTGAGACATAATTTATATAACAAGTATACTATTATTTAAATACTACTATTTTTGAACTCTTGTTTAGCAAATTCATATACCCAATATGTACTTACTTCATGAAAAGAAGGCCTCATAAATGGTTGAGCTGTAATTCCTTCTCTCGCAATCTTGGCTTGTATCGCATAAGCCAGGCTTTCATCACCAAGTTTTCTCTTTGCCCATTCAGCTAGAGGTTTTATCGGTGCATAATATGGGCGTGTTCCATATTCCATGGCCGCTGAATATAATGCTTTTGAAACTAGATAATATTTTGCGGCGAGGATCTGTGGAAACAATGTAATATTCTGCCGTAGATAACTCTGATCAACTGGAGCTTTATCAACAGAAAGTTCTTCCATCTTAAACATTGATTTCATAAGAATTTTTTTAATTTTATCTTTAGTTAACCGTTTACCTTTGTCAAGATTTTTCAAATTAACTTTAAACTTGATCATTTTTCCGTATGACATAACCAATATAAGTCACATCTCCTCCGACAACTTCACCTTCAATCTGTTCGACAATTCTGTATCTAACACTATTAAAAACAAGTTCGTCGTGCAGATCAATATCTTGATTGTATTCGAAAAAAATCTGACCATCA